NTAATGCACGAAATATCCCGACGACCTCATATTAAAGAGGAGGTTGTCTTGTGAAGGAGTGAAAAAATGAGCGGATATAAGGGGAAATTAAGAGTAGAAAAAGTCCAAAGTTTCTTATATGGCGATTTTAACAACATCGTTGACGAAACAGGCAAGAGATTAGACGAGCGCAACGATGCCAACGCCAAAGAGCTTGTCCGGCGGTGGAATTGCCACGATAAGCTGGTTGAGGCATTGAAAGATTTATACCTTGCACTTCAAACAGCATTAGAAGCTGGCGGAGAAACACAAATAGGCGTTGGTGTTGGATTGACAATTGTAAGTGCAAAAGAAAAATATCATAAAGCCCTTGCCGAAGCCGAAAAAGACAGTGACATTTGACAAGTTAAAAAAGAAGGTAGTTTGGTATAGGCCGGGTCGAATTATCACAACCTGATGTATTCTGGGGTGAAAAAATATTTTACCCAAATTAACAAAGTGGTTTTTTGAGTTAAAAAAGAAAGTGAGGTAAAAAATGGACGTGAAAATTGAAAATGGAAATCTTGTAATTACCCTGCCGTGCTTTAAGCCAACAGTAGCATCAAAGTCTGGGAAGACACTACTTGTCGCGTCAACAAGAGGGGTCAAGAAAACAGAGTGTTTTATTGATGACAGTCCAATATATATAGGTGTCAATGCCTTCTACTACCCTCCGGCGACAGACCCAGCTGAAAGTGAGGTGATATAATGAAGAAACAAAGTGACGGCCTACATTTAGCTTTGGCTATTGGAGCCGCTATCTTTATGATTGTTGCTGCCCATCTTTTCTACGAAAACGTGCGGCTAAAGCTCGAGCTATCCAAGATGGAGTATATACAGTCTGTCCGCACGATACAGACCCGGCTGAAAGAGTTAGGCTATTATGAGGGTGAGATAGATTGTGACTATGGCAGAGGGACTAAAGCCGCTCATGAGAAGTATCTTAACGACCGGGACGCGGTGAGGAATGTTGGGCTGGCCGGAGGTATTAATTATAATGAAGATTAAGGATTATGAGTACTTCCGTATACTTCTTAATATGAAGAAAGACGCTGTTCTGATACGGTGGCTGCTTGGTGACAAAGACGAGCATCAGTCAGCTGCCCGGGCAGTAAAAGCTAAATTGTATAAATTGATGAAACAAGGTAAGAAAAATTGAGAAAGGAGTAAAAAAATGGGAACGGACAGAATGATTGAAATTGAAGGTAAGAAAGTATCGGAGACCACCATCATTGAAGCCCTTAAAAAACATTGTGATTTCGGCAAAGAAGAAAAGAAGCCAGAAATCAGGCACGGGGATTATCGTGCAAAATCAAAGATGAGCATCCAGCTTTTTCTTAAAGGTTTCGATAGAAAAACAATACACCTATGCCAAGAAGGCGGATTATTCGAAGGCTCATACGATAGGTGGCCTACAATCAAAGACCCCATTCATTCAGGCAACATCTTCGATGACCTTAAAGCCTTACAAACAGATTTGACAGACGTCACAATCGAAGGAGCAGACGATTATGGCAGTGTTCACATAACGCTTAATGACGGCGTTCACATAACCTCCTTTGACATTCAACCCTACGAGTTAGGCAAGGCCAAAGAATACGCAAAAGCAATCCTCCGAGTTGCAGCAACAGCAGAAAGACAGCAAAAAGACTGTTAGCCGTATAGCTTGATGGAGCAAGAGAAGAAGAAAAAGAATGAGAAGGCAAGAGGTTAGCTATGTGCCGCCAGAGCTGTTTGAATACACCTTGAGAAGAATAAGAGCAGAGGAGAGGATATTGAAGAGAATGAAGAAAGACCCGATGAAAGTTAACTGCATGGTTGCTGACAGGATAATCAAAAGATATAGAGAAAGAAAAATTAGGAAGAAGAAAGGAGAATGAGATGTGGAATTTAATATTTTATGCATCACTTTTTGGAGTGTGTTGTTCTGGCGTATTTATATTTGGTTGGATTCTAATTGATATAATGAAATCTTTGTAAGTCCTGAAGAAAGGATAGGTGAAGAATGAGCAAAGAAATTAAAGAGTTGTTGGAAAAGGCACATAAGGACACAATGCGCATACATCATCATCAAAAACCCGAAGCACTAATGAGTGCCAGATGGGATATTGCCGAAGCCCTACGCAAGGTTCTTTCTCTCCTCTCTGCCCCGAAGCCATCGAATGAGCGGTTAGAAGAAGCGTTGAAGCGATTAAACAGCGGAGCAGCCATTTATGTTGGTGGTTATATCCCAATGACTATGAGGCCAGAGCTAAAAGCTCGGTATCGCTTTACGGAGCTTGTGTTGGAGGGTCTATCTGTAAAAGAAGCAGAAGAGCAAGCACGTAACGAAGCTCGCATAGAAACCCAACACAACCTTGACCAAGCATTGAAGATAAGCAAGAAAGAAATTACCAAGCCGAAGCCAGAGGCAACAAAGCACGCAGACCATTTGCGAAGATGTGCAAGACAAGCAAGAGAAATCGACCCGACTTTTATGTTAAGAACAGACGCTTATGAGTTAGAAAAGGCAGCCGACCTTCTCGACAGCCAAGCCAACGAACTCAAACGATTAAATGGCATATTTGAAAGATGGGAACATATGATTGACCCCAACACAGACCCCGGCGGATGCGCTAACTGTTTTCACCAAGAATGGAAAAATGAGCAAGCCAAGAGGATTGAGGAGCTTGAGAAGGAGTTAGGAAAATGAGCCTTATAGAAGCAGAGAATATTGAGTTTAAGAATGAACAGATTAAAAAACTCAGTGCCAAAATATACAAATTGAGAAAAACAAACACTGAACTCCAAGCCCAGCTTGATAAATCAAACAAGAGGATTGAGGAGCTTGTAGAAGCACTACAGGATAAGCACCAAAAACATTCACAGGAATATCATCGACTTGTTGGTGCAGAGAAGCAACTCACGCAAAGAATTGAGGGGCTTGAGAAGGAAAACAAGTCTTTTGTAGAAGATGCTCATTATTTTAGCAAAAAATTTGCAGGTGCGGTTAATAAAAGCAGAGAACTCCAAGCCAAGCTCGACAAATTGAAATGCAAGCGGTGTGGGGGAAAGTTAAATGAATGAAGAACAGAAAATGGCGAAAGAGCATTTAAGTGATTTGCTTGATATTGAAGATGGCTTGACAAGTTGGGAAGTGAATTTTATTGAAGATATGACAAATTGGGAGGGCGACTTTACACTAAAACAAATACAAACTATTTATAGAATTTATGAAAGGAGATGTTGAAATGGATACAGGATTAGGAAATTTAACTCCTATTAGTGACAAGATGGCACAGCTTTGCAGAAAAAAATCTTTGAAAGGGAAAATTTTTGAATTAGACGAGGTCGTCCAAGTAAAGGATAGCCGTTTCCGAATAACCAACATTGGAGAAACCACGCTAACTTTAACGATTTTGGCAGATGATGAAAGGACATAGCTTGCCCCGACTTGGCTTAGACCCAAAGGCAAAATTAAAAGGAGAATAATGAAAGAAGAATATTACAAATTGTGTATTCCCGGCACTAAAGAATATCCCAAACCTGTTCTTGAACGACCGCTTGTTGAGATTAAAGTTGCTGACCCCGATGGTTATTTGTGTCCAATAAGCATAGAAGTAAATTGGGAATTATCAAGTAGCTGGACAGAACCAGAAAAACGCCACTTTGCACATATACATTTGTTTCATACATTCGAGGGCAAACAAACTGATAGTGGAGCGGTTATATCTTATACAATGCTTCCAGAGTTAATAAAGGCATTACAGCAGATAAAAAACAGAATGGACAAAGAGTTATTTCAAGCAGGCAACATATAGCCTCGGCACAGGCTTTGGGATTGAAGGGTATAGATTGGAGAAGAAATGAAATCTGGTTTTTGTTGGAACAGCAGGCGATGGTTGAGTTTTGTTTTTCTTCGTTTGAGAACTTGTCCGCACGAAATGGAGTGTGAAAATTGTGAGTATTACGAAGAACGAGAAGTTACAAGCTGGTATAAATATAAAATGAAAGCCCTGAAGGGTATAAATTGAGAAAGGAGAAATAACCACTTCTGTGCTAAAATTTCAAGCCCAAACAACATTTTTAGCTATTTCAACCGTGTATACTTTTTCTACCTTAAAGAACATTCATAAATAAGATATTAATGTATATCTTGGCGTATGCCCTACTGGGTAAAAAGTGCGTACGGCTGAAAGGGTCAAAAATGGACGGTGACATCAAATTTTTCGCATTTAGCCCCAAATTCGCTTCAAGATGGTTTTGTAGCGAATCTTCCAAATTAGCTTGTCTCCGATAGGTGTTTTACCGTTGGAGATAGTCTCTCGTATAATCAAGTCTAAGATATGGAGGTCTTCGCACCATCTTCTGATTATGCCTTCGCTGTAGCGCATTTTTATTGCTATCTGCTTTGAAGAAAGCCCGGCTGGGAAGACGTTATAGAGGATTTTCAAGAGTAATAATCTCTTTAGTGTTAGGCTGTCGAGCGCAGTTTTCTGGATAAGCCTTTGAATGTCTTTAGTGACGTATCTTTGACCTCTTACTACGGCAACGCCAACGGCCAAGTCACAGAGCTGCCGGGTCAGACGGGTGGCTATCTCGGGCATAGGTATTTCAGGCTCTTTGCTGAATTGGTCACGTGAGACTTCACAGCGAGCGATTGCAACATATTGAGCGAGTTCTATTATCTTTTTACGAAATGAGTCTGACAGGATGACTTTGTGGAGCGGCAGGTCAATGACGGCTGAAGCTGCTTTGCGGAGTTCTGTTTCTTGTTGAGTGGTACTTGTGCCATTCGAGACTTTCCAACAGCGCTGTGTGCTTTCTTCTTCAGATACCTCAGGGCAGCGGTAGGTCAGAAAACGTTCACCAAGCTCTGCCAGAAGCCCACGATGTTTGTCTATAACATTAGTCACTCCGGCTATAATGCCAAATTTGCTGTAAAAGCCCTTCCTTTGTCCGGTAGCGAAGACTTTGCAGAAGTAGCCATCGTAGGCAGCTCTGAGCTGGCCGACAACATCAAGAAGGTTCTCCCTTCGCTCATGTATCATAGCTGTAAAGTCCTTAATTATCATAACTTTGCCGTCTAAAAAAGGCAGGAGAGAGTTTTCCTTCTTCTGGCCGCCGGATTCTTCCCATCCTGAGATGAGGGCTTTGTTTGTTAGCTTGTCAAGCTGGAAGATTTTGTCTCCAGTGAGGGCTTGCAGGATTTCTGTTTTGCCGGAAGAGGGAGCGCCCACGAGGTAGAGCCAGACTGGTTTGCTGTCCAGCTTGTTTGCTATGATAGTGCCGAAGATGACATCCAGATAACTCGTGTCAGACATTATAAGATGTTTCAAAGCAACCTTCTTAAACTTGTCTAAAGCGTTCATCTTTCTCTTCTAATACAAATTATCTTTACTTCGCCGGATTCAATTTTATCTTTTAGCCAGTCATCAAAAAAAATATAAGGAATAGGTGATTGTTTGCTACACTTACCTTCTTTTACTGAATAAAGGCAGTTTGTCTCAAAGTCTGCTATTTCCCACCATTTTTCTGTGGTCATCTCTTCAGACCTTTTCTTTTCCTTACTTCTTTCACTCGTCTCTGCATCTCTTCAGAAGAGATGTTCAATTTGCCCTGAAGGTAGTCCCACCTGAGCTTTTCTTCCTCTTTGGAGACTAAACACGGTCTTCTTTTTGAGCCTTTTCCCATTTGGCGATTCGCCTTTCAGCTATTCTACAATATTTTTCATTTTTACTTGACAAATGTATTGTTGTATGATATAGTAATCTTATTAAATAAAGGAACTGATTAGGCCAAAAATGAAGAAATGTCAAGAGTGTAATAATCAATTTGAGCCTTATCCTTATAGAAAGACTAAATTTTGTAGCAGAAGATGTTACCTTAACAATCGCTGGGCATCTTCCATATGTCTTATTTGTAAAAAACCCAATAAGTCGAAAAGACTTCGATACTGTAGTAAAAAATGTCAAAAACAAGCTAACCGAAATTCGGCTCATCGAGGACGACTTAAAAGGGCGGATTATTATAAAGATGAAAAAAAGGAACTGTTTGAATATCTCGGAAATAAATGCTTTTTTTGTGGTTTTAATAATCCTGTAGCACTTGATATTCATCATCCAAAGGGCAAAGAGAAAAAGTGGAAACGTAACCAAGGCCGTTGGATAAAATATTGGAAAGAACGTGACCGGCTTCAGCTTGTTTGTGCTAATTGTCATCGTATTATTCATCATTCTTCAACTTAGTTTTCCTATACTGAGTGATGCGCTTCTCAGCAATCTTTACATATTTGAGATTTATTTCAATACCTATGTATTTTCTCTTGTTTTTGAGAGCTACGAGAGCGGTAGTGCCGGAGCCGATGAAAGGGTCGAGGACTACGCCTTTGGTAAAGCCCGCTTTGCAGTTGCAGGTAGACCAACCTGTTGTCTTGCTTCCTATTAACTCATTGTAAGAGTCACCCGCCGCGCCTCTACTATGTCTCAATTTTTGTGCCTCTCCATACCATTTCTCATGTTTTTTATATTTTTTCTTAAGAAGTCTTTCTCTTGGCTTACCACACTTCCTACATACCCATCGAGGACAACCTGCAAGGATACAGGGTTCAATCAAGTCGGGTGGATAGCTTGAGAAATGACCGCTTTTACCGCCGGAGGTTTTTACAGTGACCCACCAGACATCTCGTTTGTTCTTCATAAGGTTGGCTGGCATATAATCAGTTCGGCTTCTACATAGGTCTGGTCTGACATCTTCATAAGTTCCTTTGCCTTTACCTTTGTTATTAAGAGTTTTCCTACGTTGAAAGTCTTCAACATTAGCTTTGCTACAAGGCTCCTTAATAGCTTCATTGTCATAATAATACTTTTTAGACTTGGTAAGTAGAAAGATGTACTCGTGACTCTTGGTACACCTGTCTCGGACGGACTCCGGCATCGGGTTTGGCTTTGCCCAGATGATGTCTTGGCGTAACCACCAGCCGTCAGCTTGGAGAGCGAAGGCGATGCGCCAAGGTATACCAACTAAGTCTTTTTGTTTAAGGTTTTTAGGCTGTATTTTTATGAAAGAGTTTGTTACAACATTAGGATTTTTATAAATCTCAGTATTACCTTTCTTTGTTCCGGCATAGCTATCACCAAGAACAACCCAAACCGTCCCGGAAGGTTTCAGAACTCTCCAGACTTGTCTGAATATCTGAACGATGTGTTTGACATACAGCTCTGGTGTCGGCTCAAGTCCTAATTCACCAAACCAAGCGCCGCAACGTAAGCACAGCTGTGCTTTATGCTCTTTCTTTCCGTGCAGTTCTTTATGGCTTTTTATTATACCTGTTGATAACCCTTGTCGGTTTTCAGACTGAAGTCCAACTATATGATTTTGCCATTTATGCTGACATCCTCTACGACCTCCCCAAATTTGGCCTTTCTCTAAATTTTTTCGCAAGCCCCAATAAGGAGGAGACGTAACAACACAGTCTATACTTTCAGCAGGAAAGCGCCTAAGAACCTCTCTTGCATCACCACATATAATTCTATTAGCTATCATAATATACCTTTTAAGAAAGGAAAGCCAGCTTGAAATAATCAGAGGCTGGCTCTCCATTTACGAAAGCGAGGTGCTTCGGTTTACAGTTCGTCAATGATGGCATCTGCGAGGTCGTCCCACTCGTCATAGTCGTCCGGGTCAAGGCCGAATTCCTTGGCAGCTGCAGTGAGTTCGTCTTCATCCATCTTCTTGACCTGTGCCTTGGTGTAGGAAGGCTCTTCAGGCTCTTCCTCTTTTTTCTTGTCCTTCTTAGATGTTGTCTCCAAGGGTTCAATGAAGTCAATGTTTGTAAACTCATCCCGGCTGCGAACCTGAAAGCGGATGCCCATACCGCAAGCTTCCTCAAGAGTATCGCCGATGTCAGTAAAGTCATCAGGGACGGTGAGGTCGAGAGTTTCGAGGTCTCCTTTGAACCAAGCTAAGTTGTCCTTTGTCTCAAGACCGTTGTATTTTCTGATTTGGCGGCCTTCACAATCGCCTTCAGTTACAAGCAAGTCCCACCGAGCTTGAAGACGGCCATTACGAGACTCTTCAATGATAGCATTTTCGATGATGCCTTCGTATTGACCATCAGGCAACGGAGCGCCAAAGGAACGAGGTTCAGCACCTTCCCAGTCATCTTGTGATTCGCCGAGACGACCGGATACTCCACCAGACGCTCTTCTTGCTGTCTTCTTTAGTTTTTTCTTTGCTCTTTTTGCCATAATAATTGAGTTCTCCATATTGAATGTTAATAAAGTTAAACGACAGCTAAGTTACTTTACATCATTTGCTATACCTCCTTTCTTCTTCAATAAATCCTAACCGCCTCTTGAACTCTTCATGAGTGAATTGCCTTTTCGTGCTGTCCATAACGAGAGTGAAAGGGTCAGCGAGGTAGTTCGTATCTAAGTCAATAGTATCCGCTACCCAATTACTAATAGTATCAAACTCAAGAGTAACATCATTTGCACTTACATCTTTGGCAACTACATAGGTTTCTTCTCGGCAGCCAACCAAACTAAAAAGTAAAACGCTTAGCAATATAATTACTTCATGACGAGCCATTTACTGTACCTCCTTTCCCTTTTTGTAGCGGTGGGGGTTCAACTATCCTCTGTTCCAACTTTGCAATGTTTTTAACTGTTATTTCTTTCTCTTTCTGTATAGCTTCGTAAACTTCTTTTCTGTGAACAGAGATGTCTTTCGGAGCGGTTATGCCGAGTCTGACCTTGCTGCCCCGAATGTCCACCACTTCTACTACTATGTCATCGCCTATCATTACTTGTTCGTTGAGATTTCTGCTTAAAACCAACATAACTGACTCCTTTCTATTCAAAACAGCTCAATAACTTCTTTACGGCTTCGCTCCACTCTTCTCGACTTAGCTCTTCATTAGACTCCGGCAAGGAGTCACTTGGACTTAAACCAAGAGCAAATTTAACTGCTACAAATACCGAACAAAACGGGTCTGTAATCAAATCACCTTCCATAAATCCCTTTCTTTCTCATTCAAAACACCTTAATATTTTTCTAACCGCTTGTTTCTCAGTCCTGAACTTGATGACATCAGGGAGCATACCTGTCTGGTCTCCAGCGTCTCGTGTCTCCGATGGTTTGGTATAGATAGCTCTCAAGACACCAAGCTCATCCGCATCGCGAGATTGCTCAACATAACCAATGTGAAGTATGATATTCGATATTGCATTGATGAACTTGCCCGTTGTGGATGGCAGATTGGGAGAAAGTTTTGTAAGTCTAATCCTGCGGGAGATAATTTCCTTCTCTTTCTCGTGAGCTACGAAGATAATACCTTTTCCGAGAGCGGCAAGTCTCAAAATCCAATACATAAACTCATCACCGTAAGCTTCCCAGCCCTTGCCCCACTCTTGGTCGGTCGGGTGAGCTATGCCTTCCCGGCCACAGACCCACTGCATACAGAACTTGGAGAGATTTGTTGTGGTATCTATTGACCACAGGTCTACACCTCTCAGGAATTTTGGCTTGTCCTCTACCTTCTGGACGAAGTGACGAAATGTAGCCCAGTTGGGTATGTATGTCTTGCGGCATTTGAGCCAGCGATAGCCGGGTTCGGTCGGCAGCATATAGATGTTGGGAAAGTTCATACAGAATGTCGACTTTCCAATTTTTGGCGCCCCGTAAAGCGTGATAAAATGTTCTTGGAATCTGCCGCCTTTTCGAGAGGCTTTCTGCTCAAAAATAATTTCGTCCGGTTTCACTTTGTAGGCTTCGGCTGCAGCTTGGTCAGAACTCGAAGACCTTTTATATTTAGCCATCATAATCTCCTTAATAATCACTTATGAAAAATTCAACTCTTCTCATTGTTAAGTTCACCTTGACTTGTTTGATTGAGCTGCACCTAATATGGTTTTCATCAAGCCAAGTTATAACAACTTCATAGTCTTTTTTGACTTGTTTAAGCAGTTTATAAAGTTCTTCTTTATCCATCTTTTAACTCCTTTCTTTTAACTAAATCACTTGGCATAACAGAATCCAAATTCCGTACAAGTCGAGGACAGGGATTTTCCTTTGTGCTTCTTAACATCCAAAGAGCAACCAGCCTTGGATTTGTTAGTCTATCAAGTTTTGAGTTCTTTTCGTTCTTCTTCATAAGTTAACTCGACTAATTTCGGTTTATAGCCCAATCTTATGAACATTATTAAAGTATCTATGTCTTCAATAACTCTACCTTCTAACATAAAAACAAATATGCTTTTATCTTTGCAATTCTTTTTGTTCTTCTTCATACATAATTTCTCTTTGCTGATACAGTTTCAGATAAAGTTTATATTTAGCCAAGTTCCTGCACAACATTAGGTAGGGGCATACACCGTAGCTGAGACACTGGCGAGTGTTCGGAGGCCAGTAAGAGGGGTCAAGTATTCCACCATCATATCGCTCTTGGAGCAAAGCAGCAAATGAGTTCAAATCTTCTTTAGTTTGTCTCAAAGTATTTCTGCCCAAAGTCAGGATATATGGAAACTTCTTCGATTGAGCATCTACCACGAAGTACCAGTCAGGACGAGTAATTAAGTCTTGTTTGATTTCCTTGATAAAGCCATCAACACTTTGACCCTTCTTGATATACTTGGACGGCTTGCGGAAGACACAGTAAGCACACTTGGTCGGATACTTTAAGCCGGATGCTTTCATAGCACAGACCTCACCATAGACTTGTTTGTCAAACTCAAGGGCTGTGAAGTAGTTGTTGTTGACTGTCCGGGCAGTCTTGATTTCGACCAATACATTATCTTTCCTATAGCTTCCACCGCCATCAGCTCTACAGCAAAATGTCAGGCCGGATGGTTTGAGCTTAAACTTAAAGACCTTCTCTGCCCAGTTGAGCTTGAGTGACTTCATAAATCTTTGTCTGGAAGCCGCTGTTATGATGGCTTCGATGACGCGGAACTGTATGGCAATTTCATCTCGGTCTTCATTGCTGAGAGTATGTCGTGATGTTCTCTTACGGCTTTCTTTCTTCATAGCAGCTATAGCTGGCTTGAGACCTTTCAACAAAAGAGTCTCAAAGCCGGTGTGGAAGACACCGCCGTAGTAGAAGTTCAGGTTCATCTTTCGGGGTTCGAGGTTCAAGACCCAGTTCCAGAAATACTTACGCCAGCAGGATGTTGACCAGAGTTTGTGGACTGTTAGGACTTTCAGTTTTGTCGAAGGAATTATATCATTCATATTATGTCCCTGACATTCTATCGGGATAGCTTGTAATTATATGACCTACAACTTTCACCTTGTCTATCCAATGGGGAGGAAACCATTCTAAAACTCCATTGTTACTACAATGTCTATATCCACCCATCTGTATTTGTCCAATATGTTCTCTTGCCTTAACTGTTAAAGCTTCTTTTGTTTCCTCTTCTATGTCATAGCTGTACTTAGCTCCTCCAGCGTTTCTCAAGTAAACATGAACAGTCGCCTTCATTTCAATTCTCCTTACAATATAGGATATTGTCTCAACTCTGACCTTAATCTAACATAATATTAAACTCCGCCGTCTTTTCATATTTCGGGTGCAGTATAAAGAAGCTTTGGCTTGCTGGTTCATAGTCTGCTTTGATTGCTTGAGCAAACTCGTTGTAACCTATAAGAGAGCCATTAACTACATAGTTTCGCTCAATCTTACGAGTATGCCAGTGGCCAAGAATATCCAAGTCAGCATGTTTCGCCTGATTCCATTGGGCTATTGCCTTTCTCAAGGGTATATGTAAACCACCAACACCGCCCCAATAGCGTATACCATCTCCGTGATGAAAGCGAAGCACCCTGCCGTACACTTCCAGCCAGTTGAAATAGCCTGTAGGCAAAAGAAACTTTATTTTTGTTTTATACTTCTTGTCAGAAAACCATTTAGCTAAGAAATGATACAAAAGCCATTCATAGTTTTTCTCTGCGGTTTTTTTATAATGTGTTTTTGCGGTTATTCTTGTATGATTACCACACACACCAACGAAGATAATCTCATCTAAATTACTTTCTTTAAGCCAGAAATCAAGACCAGTTATCCATTGTTCAAGAACAAGAAGAAGAGCTTCTGGTGGAGTAGTTTCAGAAACAAGGTCTGGATGTATCCAAGAAGTTATGAAATCACCTAAAGCAGCTACAACCATTTGCTTAATGTTAGATGCTGTACGACACATCTCAAGAAGCCGCAGCGTACGCTCGAAGAATACTCCAGTTCTTCTCTTGGCAACAGTAAGGTTGAAGCTGTTCACATTGTTAACCGCTCTTGGTTTAACCTCTTCTTCATAATGCCAGTCAGAAGCCAGAGCCACAGCAACAGCTTCTTTTTTATCTTTCTCTTCTTTTATAACAATATCGGAGGGGGTGATAACATTGGTCAGCTTAGAGAGGTCTTTAGCTATCCGTAGCTCAGTTTCTAAGTCTCGAATTTGGCTAATCGCTCTTCTATATTGTTTTTTGCTTTCTCGTTTTTCATCAAATTCTTTTTCTTGTTGAATTACAACTTCGAGCTTTTGTTGAGATTTCTTAAAATTATTAGCCAAACCAGAGCGCTCCAAAAGACTGCGAATGGTTGTGCGGGGAATGTTAAACCTTCTGGCTATGTCAGAAATACTTTTTGAATGACCAGACTCGATACAGCTTTTTACATAATCCAATACTTTTGTGTAGTCATATTTTTCTACGCCCATTATAAGTTCTCCACTTTCTCTCTACATTGTTCAATTAAAGTAACTACAAGCTCCTCACGAGAAGCCCTGTCTATAAAGATTATAGGTATACCATACTTGGCGATTGTCTTGGCTGTCCAGTAGAAGATTGTTGAAGCCGACAGGCGGGTCGGGCTTTGACACTGGAGGCGTTTTGCCAAGCTGTATATGTGGTTTTTGATGAAAGGGTCTTCAACCACTATAGCTTTAACCGGATATTTGGAGAGTTTCTGCAGGAAGCGTTCATATCTTGCTCGTTCCTTTCCTGTCAAGTCTGCAAAGAGTTCTTGGACACCGGACTTTTTCTCAATAGCTATCTTGTCTTCGTAACCGGCAATGGTATAGTCTCCTACTTTTAGGCGCTTTCGTTTCATCAGCCATCTCTTCGCCAAGAACAGCCAAGGTTTGTTCTCACGGTCGTCATAGACGATTGTGATGTTGTCAGGCTTAGGTTTTGGTTTCTTTTTGTATCTCATACAGCCTTTTAATTATATTATCTATAGTAAGAATAAATCCTGATGCTGGTTCATGTTGTTCTCGGTACATATTTCTAATATGACCCAAGAAAATTTTTAGACAAAACAATTCAAAAATAGATTGTCTTATTTCTTCTTCTTTATCCATTTTCTAATCTTACTTTCTTATCACTCTCCAGAACCAGTGCCAAGCCAGCCAGAGCAGGAAGCCAAGAACAATCCACATAAATACAGGCTGGTCTTCAGCTCTGGCAGTAACATACTTCGAGATGCTCGGATAGCCAGTCCAGATTAAGATGCCGTCCACTGCCCAGACAGCCAAGAAGGTAGCGAAACTGACCCAGCCTGTGACAACATATTTTTTAGTTTTCCACTTTGGAAGCTTGCTCATTTTGTTTCTCCAATAAGTTCGGGGTTCTCGTATATGTTGCCGATGACTTCAACTCTTTCTGGCTTGCTCCAATCAAACAATTCATTAACGCCGTAATTTCTACCTTTGAAATTTGCGCTTCTCATTATCCATCCGTGATAATTAGGCCAATTTTGGTTTTTTGGAATATCTAACGATGAGATAACTTTATAGACTCCGCCCTGTCTGTTCCGTACTATATCCCCCTCATATATCTCTTTGCCATTCTTGTCGTGCAGGCCGGTGAATTGCATAAGGATAATTTGTTTATGTTTTCGGAATCTCTGACCAGCAGGAATTGTTACATAAGTCTTTTGGTCAGACTGCAATTCCGTTTTTTCCTCAACGGGAAGCCCTATAAGATGTGCGCCTTTAATTGTCCAGACATCAACTTCGCACATAGCCTTATAGTATTTATCCCACGCCCTAAACTTTATCTCTCTCATACTACCCTCACACTTGATTCTAAATAAATGTCAATACCCGGAATTTGTCTCTCACCATCCCTGATAGCGTCTCTGACGGCAACGCTGTCTAACACGAGGTACTGGCGAGGGACTTTCTTGATGTCTATAACTTTGAACGTCCAGCGTTTCATTGTTTGTGACTCGCCAACATTGGCCTGTACAGCAGCAGCCTTGTCTGCCAGCGCCTCAGCTATGTTTTCGTCTTCTTCTTCCTCTGCCCGAGCTATCAACTTCTCTTGGCGCTTGGCAGCTTGCTCTTCACGCTTGGTGCGGAAGGCAAGAATTTTGTCCCGGATGATTTTATCAGCCGTCTTGAGCGGTTCAGACAAAGTCTTGAACAGGGCATTGACTTCCTTGAGCGACTTGTTCATCGGCTTGGTGATGGAAGTCCTTTTGTCCTCAACAAGTTTCATTCTCTCTTTGATGGCTTGAAGAATCTTATAAGCTGCTGATTCATCATCACTGACTTTAATGACAAGAGCTTCAGCTTTGGATATGACAGGTTTGTTTTGGTTTTGAATCTTTACGATTTCTGTATGTGAAACAGGTTTTACTTTTACTTTAATAACCATCTTACTCTCCTTTATTAAATTTGTTAATAGCTAATTGGCTGTCACGAAGCTCTGTCAGAGGAATTTGTCGGCCAAAATTGCCTCGGCTTATCTGCCTGACGTTCCAAGTGCAGTAGCGGTTGTAGAACCTGCGTCTTTTTTCACGAGGCCAGCTCAAGCGGCGGACGAATTTTTGAAGCTGTGTGTAAGCCATATTATACCTCTATTTTCCTATAATTACAGCAATAATGCCTCTGATAGCAAAGTAAAGCAGTACCATGCTACACACCATTAAAGGAACAAAAAGAATCAGTTCTGCAGAAGTCATCATTCTCCAGTCTATTTTCATAATTTTACTTTCTGTTCTTTACTCTCTCTTTCTCAGCCCAATTTGTAGTTGATTTAGAAACATCTACTTTCAAGGTTAAGTCCTTATCAACAACTTCTGGAACACCTATCATGCAGCCAACAACTGAATCTATAAAAAGCCGCTCATCTTGCCTGCTATATGGATGGCCTTCAATCTGAAATTCATCGTGAACAGGCAGTAAAATATGTTCATCTTCTCTATCCAAAACTTCATCAATATTCACAAGAGCTATCTTAAATATACTCGCACAGCTACCCTGAACCAGACAGTTCACGGCCTTATATGCTTGTGGGACAGGAACGTGATACCTCTTGCCGAACCAGTCTATAACATAACCATACTGTTGAAGCTCTTCTTTACACAAGTATTGAAATTCTCGGATAGCCGGAAACTCTCGGTCGTATTGCTTCAGATAGTCTTTTGCTTCCGCTTCCGACATATTATACATTAAGGCCATTGTCCTGACACCGAGACCATAGATTTTGCCATAGCTCAAGTTCTTGACCAAATCTCTCTGTTGTTTGTTGTACTTCTTGCCATAGATATAAGCAGCCATATTGCCGTGAATGTCCTCACCTCTATTGTAAGAATCGAGGATAAGTTCCTCCTGTGCGTAGAGGCCGAATATGACCATCTCGAACTGGGAGTAGTCAAAGTAATAGTTGACATATCCGGGGCGGACAATAAAACAGGAACGGACAGGATTGGACTGTCCTGTCTGACGCTTTACGGGTTCGGGTATATTTTGTAAATTAGGGTCACGTGAGGCCATCCTGCCCGTCCTGCTGTCAGCCGGGTTTATAGAACAGTATATTATGCCGTCTCGGAGAGAAGCTCTCTCGATGAGCGGCTTGAGATATGTGCCTACTGTCTTAGCATAACTTCTATATAACAGAAGATTTTCTATATATTTTTTAGGAGTTTTCTTTTTGGCTGGAAGTTGATGCAAAGCTCTGCGAAGAACATCTGCTCCGGTAGTTAGCTTACCTTTTAGTATTAGCATCTTTCGAGGGACACCAGAAGCAATAAGACTGGTTAACACTTGTATAGGACTATTTAGATTATGTTCACCAACCAGACTACATATCCTTTTTTCACAACCTCTCATTTTGGCTTCAAGAGTTCGTAGTTTAACTTTCGCTTTCGGAATATCAAAAGCAAGGCCTCTCTTTTCCACCTTGTTAATAATGTGAAGAACCTGCTTCTCGCGCTCGTACAGTTCGTGGAAGTCGTTGTCTATCGTAGGATGTAGATACTGGTAAAGCATTAAAGCCATAAAAGCATCTGTCATAGCATACTCGGACATCATCTTATCATCTATGAAGGAGAAGTTCACATAATCTTTGTCATAACCTTCCTTTTTATATTCTCTTTGCAGACGCTTTAGCTCATCCTGTATAGGAAGTTCCCAGTCGGACAGCTCAGGACAAAGTATCTCACCGAGTTTCTGCAAGCTGTGTTTCTTTCGCCTGTCCCAATAGATACGAGACATAGTATATGTACATTCGAGTTCACCAGCCAGCTTGATGCCGGAGACTTCACAAGCTCTGATGTCATACCGGGCGTTGTGAAAGGCTTTAGTGCCTTTGACCTTCAACAACTTCAGTATATCACGATACAAAGGACTGCCCACTCTGCCCCAGAAAAGGTTGACAATACCATTTTTCTCAACGGCCAAAGAGATACCGAATACAACTACATCTTGTTTTTCCTGAACAATTATTGGGTCTCCTTTTTTCGCTGATTGTATTCCGAGATAGGTAGGCAGTCCAAAGCGAAGCCCCGTTGTCTCGGTATCACAACCGAGGGGAGGCTTCACTTTTATAGTCTTCCACCATTTGAAGATTGCCTTTTGCTTTGGGCAAACTTTGGTGAACTTTTTGGCTGAATTATATTTTTCAAGTATTGTCATAAGTTAGCATACTCATTACTTATAACCAAGAACTTCTTGCCAAACTCTTTGAAGACCTGCTTCGCCATAGCTGGAGACCAGCAGCGAACCTCAACCAACTCTCCTCTTTTTTCGGGTCTCCAATCTGCTGCTTCTTCATAGTTAGCAAATAATTGCTGGACTTCAGACCAAGCTATCTCTCTGTCAATCTCTTTTATTTCCTTATATTTTCCTGATGCAAGCCCATATTTTGCTGATACACAGTCCAATATATTTTTCTCTGCTTGTTTAAGAATAGGAAAGTTATGTTTCAAACTGGTATCTATATCAGGAAGGTAGGCTTCGCCAGCATCGTGAAGGAAACCATACAAGACAAGACTGCCTTCTCCTCTTTTTGCCAGTTCTCGTGCTACAAGAATAGAGTGTTCAGCAACACTGTAGAAATATCTGGCGTGTCCAGTATAGCGACACTTGTTAGCTAATGCGTGAGCAATGTCCTCGAAGCAAATGTCTTCCGGTCTCATATCTAAAGGATTTACTTTCTTTCCTGTGTATGTAATAATAAAGTTACTCATAATACTTTATCTATCTCCATAAATCTTTCCATAAATCTTTTGTTATTATCAAGAGAAAGAGAGATGCTACTATAAACAGCAAACTCAGAATGATTGCAAGACTTACTATAGAAACTATTTTAAGCATTTATCCATCTCCAAACTTAGCTTAACTATCCAGTCTATTCTTTCTTCCGGCGCGGAGTACGCAAAGCTGGCTGGATGTTTAATTCTAATAACCTTTGGTGGAGGGTTATAAGAATATGACATTAGTAAATCATTAACAGTTTCCTTGGCATCGTTGCCAAGAGCAACAACAAGGGAAGGCTGAACTATTTGTATCTCATTCCAAAGAAACTTAAAACAATTCTTTTTTTCCTCTGTCATAGAAGCTCTGTTCCTTTCAGGATGACAATGAACCACGTTGGACATAAAAACGTCTTTGCGGAGCAGGCCAGACAATCTCAAGGCTGCATCTATACAGTAGCCAGAGCCAAGTGTAAAAGGAATACCTGAAGATACACCCGGCTCGTGAAGCGACTGGCCTATGAAGAAGATAAGGCTGTTGAGATTGCCCCAGCCGGGACAGTTCTCGGTAAAGCGTTTGACATTGAGACCGGGACATTTCTTACACTTCTTAATCTTGGCGGCAAGAGACTTCATTTTGATAGCTTTCTCATACAGAGTCCTTTCATAGTCGAACTGGTCTATGTATATCTTGCCCGTCTCCAAGTCTGCAAACTGTTTAAGAGCAACAAGTTTATCCTTACGACTGGTCATTTTTTACTCCATTTTTTACATAGCTTGAGATGTCCTTTGTATGCAGATGCAGCATCATTATATCCTAAGAAGTCAACCTCATCACCGCTGCTTATTGTATATAGGCAAGCAGAACATCTACCTTTAGGCATTTTTACAGCTTTGAAAACCATCGTCTCATACTTTCTATCGCAGCCTATATCCTGATAACCAAACTTTTTCATATAGGCAACATCAAAGGTATCTCCAAGCAGATGTCTGTTTTCTGCCAGCCATTTAGGATTGTGAACTTTTGCGTGGATTTCTCTTGAACTTCTCTCAGGCCATAATTCACCAACTGTAGATACTATGAAGCTGCCAATATAAGTGCTTAGAAAAAATCTACAGTCGTAAGAACAAATAAAGTGAGCTGGATGCGGCATCCATACCCAGTTCTCCTTTTTCATTTCCTTCTCCTCTCATCAGGAATTGGTATACCTTTCTTTCGGAGTTTTGATTTCCAAGTTGAAATAGTTTGTGATGTCGGTTGATTCTTAACAGTTACAATTTCGCTAAAGATATGCCCAAATTCATCATCAGTAAGATTTGGGTCTGCCTTGTAAATTTGTTCAGCTAAATTGAAATAATTCGTTCTACCCATTACTTTGATATTATCGACTATAGTTTGATAAATCAAGAGAAAAATCTGAAAATTTTTCATCGGTTGTCATAAGTCTTTAATTATTAAGAACTTATAACTGAAAAAATATATCAAACTCTCAAAAAAATCCCGCCAGCAAGGGTAGGTCACTGGCGGGTTTCGGAGGAGGAGGAGGGTAAGAAAAATGTATTATGGCTCAACTCCTGCTTGAAGAACATAGTTTTCACATCTTAAAAGATACTCATATCTCCAAATATACATAAGCACACCCGGAAACGGAGCAACATCGTTACAGTCCAAAGGGATTTCGTTTAGACCCCAGTATATCTTTGAGGCGTTTGATTCTTCGGTTGAGTTGCATCCGCTCAGAGTTAAGCTTATCATAGCGCTTGTAACTATAAGTGCGCTTACGAGCAAGCATATCAGCCATCTCTTTTGTAATTTCATCTACTCTCTCCTGTAACTTGACTAATTTTTTCAAGTCTGCCTTGCTGCCATAGAAGCGTTTGAACAGCCATAGAGCAAGAGCAGCTATAGAACCAAGAGCAACTACAACAGCTATGGTAGTATTCATTAGACAACTTTCTTTTCAGCCACAATACGACCGACAATGGCTACAATCCCGCCGATTAAAGCTATAATCTCAATAATTGTTTCTGCAATCGGCGCAGCTTCACTGGCAATATTTTCTGCTTCGCCCACACCAAAGAGACCAAGCAAACTGCATACTGCTACAACAATTCCGGCAAGAATTGTTTTACTCTGCCACCAAGATTTAGTTTCCATTTTAACCTCCTTTTATAAGAGTTTGAATACTTTAATTACCCAAGCGGCGAAGCCCATTATACCAGCAATGACCAAGTAACGCAAGATAATAATAAAAAAATCTCTCCATCGGCGGATGTTTGTTTTGCAATTAACTAACTTTTCAATTTGTTTGGCGTTTTCTGAAACAAGGTGCTTAACACCATAAGGATTGCCATAAATCTCTTTTTGCAGGCTGTTTGTGGCATCTCGATGAACCTTGCACCGCACGTCCAAGGCCGATTTCCATATCATTAGCTCACTGACGTTGCTATCTATTTTTTCAAGGATTTTGTCTCTTTCTTGGTCATTCATAACTAAACACCCCACTCACTTTTTAGTCTTTCCAAGACCGTTTTCTTGGCGTTGTCTATTACTTTAATAGTATCTTCTCTCCTTTCAAACTTGCTCTCTGCTCTGTATCCGGGCGAGGCAAAATGTTCTCTCAGGTCAGTCTTTATTTGCTTTTCGGCCTCGCTGATATATTGCTCAAATTCTTTTTCATTAAGATAAAAGTCAAGAATCCTTCTGCCAACACCGCCAACTTCTATCCCAAGGTCTTTGAGCTTTCTTTTTATCGCAGGAGGCATTGCCTTTTGCATCCTTTCACGGACTTCAGCCTGTTTCTTTGTAGGAAACTGCTGTATATAAGGTTCTCCGGCAAGACGCTCTTTGCGTACTTGTACCATCTTTTCCTTCAAGCCATGTACATCCTCGGTTATGTTTATCTTCTGAGGCAGGCTAATCTCCATCCAATCTCTACCGTGTCGAGTTCGTGCAAGCTCATCCTGCATCACTTCAAGCTCGGTCTTTGCACGAGTTTTGTAGCTTGAAGCCTGTGCTGCAAAAACTTCAACAGCACCAGCAGCCGTAGCCTGAGGCCAGCCGTCCATAATAGCGGCTTCAGTAAAGGACTCGACAAAGAACGGAAGAATATGCTCACTGATATATCTGGCTGTAATAAGGCTTTTCTCAGCTGCCGGATACTCTTTCGATTTTTGTATCAGGTCAGCGTAAGCTTCAGCCGTAACTGTTCCCTCATCTCTTAGCTTTTCCAGTTCAGGCAGCTCGAAGGCAGGGTCGCCAAAGAGGTCATAGCCGGTAGCAATTTCGTGTATAACACCAATTAAGGCAGTCTCTTTATTCTCTACAAGGCGCTTTATTGTACTCCATCGAGGTACTTCCACCTTTCTACCTGATTGTTTTTTAACCTCCCCAGTGATAAACTGAGCTAAAAACCTGTAGTGTTGTGATTCACCCATTCCTATGTCAAACCAAGTGTCACCAACTTTGAACCTGTTCCAGCTGGATGAGCGTGGGTCGAGTTCAACCTTAACTTGGTCGTCCTCATCTCTGAACAGGTTGCAGACAAGAGCCATCAGTGACCCAACTAAAAAAGTTGCCCCTATATTGGAAGCGATAATAGAAGCCGCATAAGCACGGCTACCGCTGCTGACAAGTACACGATACGGGCGAACGTATCTTGAACCAGTAAAGGAAGGAGACCAGAGCAGATGGTTGGCTGCTGCCTGAAGCTGTTTTCCAGTAGAGCTTCTCGCTACCAAGATTTTCATAGCCGCAGCGACTGTACGAGCAAAATGGACTTTCTCTTTCTCTATCCAGTCGATGAGGTCAGCTTTTTCATCCCCGGATAGCTTTTGAGCTTCCTCCGCCATTCGTGACCATCTTTTCTTAATCCTTTTATTCCATCTTTCTTGAAGGTCGGCATTGATGGCTGCAACAGCTCCTCGTTCAGAGGCTAAAAGAACTCGTCCCCAAGCTCTGAAAGGCTGGGTGAGACGATAGAGAACTGGTCCTCTATACTTGCCCCATTTGGCCATCCGGTAAGGCAGGTCTCCTCTAAACTGTTCAAGACGGGCTGTTTTCTCCACTCCCATACCGACATCCCTGAAAGGCACTCCGTGAGCGCGAGCATCTCGGTGGTTAGGATTTTCCTTGACGGCGCGAATAAGACCTTCTCCATAGTCCTTTGATAGATAACCTGCAACATTACGTCCGACACCTCTTACATACTTAACCGGAGACATAAGCATAAAGCTGAAAGCTTGGCGAGCAAACTGAACGTCATAGTTGGCCGGAGTTTTTAAGAATTGTATAATGTCTCTTACAATGTCCCACTTTCGCTGGGCTTTTTGTGCTTCAGTAGTTCGGATTCTTCTCATTACATCCGCAAGCTGGTCAGCAACTTCCTCCCCAACTATTTCTCTAAGCAGTAGTATCTCAGCATCAGTTATAATCTCTCCCCTTTGCAGCTTGTCCAGAGCGTCCTGAGCTTGTCTGTTCTCAAAGGCATGAGTTGGGTCAGGGTAGACTTCAGATGCCTTAGTGCTTAAAGCTCTCCATTGTTCAACAGATAAGTCTGGAGGAGCATATTCAGGAACTTCAGCAACATCCTTAAATCCTGCTTTGGAACGGCGGGTAGCCTCCTCGATAGGAACACCTTGTTTGATGAGCCTTTTCTTCATAGCTGTAGCTTTAGCTACCTGTCTTTTTCGGAGGCGGGCTACAGCAGGTTCTCTTTCAGCACGTCTTATCTTCTTGACTGTCTTCAGCTCACCTAAAAGAGTCTTACGAGTTTCTTCATAGTCTGCAACCTCTCCGGCGGGTTCTGCAAGTGGAGCAGGCGGAACTTCTACTGTCAGGGCTGGCTTGCCTTCTAACCTTTCAGTTTCCTCAACATACCATCGATAATTTCTCCTCTGATTTTCTAATGTGCCATATTCTTCTGCGTTGGTCGCACCATAGAAGAATGGATTTTTATATTTCTGCCATTCTTTGAAGGACATTATTTTTGTTGGAGCTGGCCTGCCTTCTGGCACAACTCCTTCAGCAAAAGACCTCGCCTCTTCTGGCGATAACCTTACTATCTCTTCTACTGTATACCCTCTATCTTTCAAAGCTTCTCTGGTTTCTTTACTAATTACCTCTTCACCTTCAGCGAGTTCATAGAGAGGACGCTCCATTAGACCTTCAGGTTTGGCTTCTGGGGCTACTGCAGGCTTGGTAACTGGGGGGGTGGAGGTAGGTTCAAAAGTTCCTTTTTCCGTAGATAACAATTTAATTGTCTTAATAGAATCTCTCAGCCCTCTATCAGCCAACTCTTTTTGGACTCGAACATTTATTGCATCCTTTGGCACACTTTCATCGTAATAAACTGTCAATTCACCCTTTTTCCAAAATGTTTTTTCTACGCCCTCAATCCTATCTATTCTGTCTGTTATTCTAATCTTCCCTACTTCTGCTTTGGGGGCTGGCTTGGCTTCTGGAACAATTGGGGTCGGCTCGGTCGGAGTTATCGCAGCAGGAGCAGGCTCAGGAGCTTCAGGAGCAGTCATTAGTTGCTGGAGAGCAGCCTGACCCCCACCAATAGTTCCAAAAACACCAAGCTCTACATATTTGTTTTCCCAGTCTTGTTTGAAACCAGCTATAATACGAGCAAGAGGCCCGGCTTCTTTACCAGCACCAAAGTCTTCAGTTCCTACAAGGCCATGAAGTAGAGTAGCTAAACGTTCTTCTCCAACTTCACCGACAACACCATCAAATCCTGCAGGGCTGAATATCCCCTTAGTGCCGAAGATTCGTTTTACAAAGTTAGCGGCAGTATTATCAGGTGACAGGCTCATCCAAGAAGCCTGCAAAGCACCGAGGAATTTTTTACCAAATGGAAGCTTAGAGATAATACCAGCTCCGGCAGCCTTAGCTCCCTTGACCATTGTTGCACCAGCTTCCTCAGATAAAGCTTCAATAAACACTTCACCCCAACCTAACGAAATTGAAGTTGCCCAGTTCTCAGGGTCATCAGTTAATCGTCTTCTGAGAACAGCTTCAACAGTTCTATGTGGCATACCGAGAGTGGTTCTGACTGTCGCTCCAGAAACCCAACCAGCAATTCCGGCAGCCATCCGAGATTTAAGGTGCTTGCGAATGAAAGCTTTAGCCGGTTCAGAACCTACTTTTTTAAGTCCCCCAGTCAGGAAGAACTCAATCATCCAAGCAGGCATTTGAGACCCAACTGCGCCTGCCCAGCCCCAACCAGAGTAACCGCGTCTTTCACGTTCAGTAATCTTTTCAATATACTGAGTGAGTATCTTACTATCTTCATCACGAAGGTTTTCAGGTGTTATATATCTTGTGTAACCAAAGGGGCTGACATACTGAGCTTCACGAGCTGAGTATAGTTCGTAGTTCTCTTCATCAAGCCTCTTCATTGCCATAAAGACCCGCATTGTATCCATAGCTCCTATAGGACTGAATGGCAGTTTGGTTGCCCAGTCTTGGCGAGCAGCCTCCCAGAAGCCTATAGGCTCTTCCTTAGCACCAAAATCAACAGTTGCTCTGGCTTCGTCTAAAGATATTCCCTGCTGAGCTGCTGTAGAATACTCCTGCTTAACCTGCTCCTCAATGGACTTGGCTGGAGGCGTAGGCTTTTCTTCAAGCAGACCTATTTCAACAATAGGGTCATTTGTCCAAGGAGGCTCTTTTACAACAGGGTCATCTTTCCATTTTGGTAGTTTAGCCATTATCGTTTCTTCCTAAGAACTCCTTCCGGGTCTCTGTAAAATGCTCCAGAAGGCACTTTCTCATAATCTTCATCTGTTATAACAGGATGGAGGTAACTCCGAAGTATAGTAGGAGGTTCTGCTGGAGCTTCTTCAGGAACTTCTTTAGGAACTTCTATGGCAGGTTTAGCACTTCTGGTACTTACAATAAACTCTCGCGCCATCTCAGTTATTTTGCTTGATTTTATATCCACGCCTTTGGCAGATTGTTCTATTACCCAATCGAGCAGATTCTTGCGAGCTGTAGCAATATTCTTAGCTTCAGATTGACTCAAATATAAAGCTCCCAGTGTTACACCTATGATTCCGGGGCTGACTTTACCCATCTTCCTGATTTCTTCAAAAGCGCTTTCAACATCATCTGTATATCTTCCAAGACTAAGACCAAGACGGCGTGTAAGCTCTTTCATATCTTGGTCGTTTATTTTTCTCTCCGTGTGACGGAAAGAGGCTATCTCGGTTTCAAGCAGAACTTCTGACTCTACTGGTTCTTTTCCTGTTCTGTCTACAGACCTGTCCAGACCTCTCCAACGGTCGAAGAGCTTCGTCTCGAAATCTATAAAATCTTTATAGTCGGTTTCAGGCTCTTCTTCATTTCCTAAGCCAACGACTATTTCCCTCCAAGACTCCTTTTCAAGAAGAGCTGTACTGTCTCTTATTTCCTTCTCAGTTGGCCAAGCGGTAAAATCACCAAGTCTTCCAAACAGGTCTATGACAGCGGCTTTGTTGTTGGCTTCCACCTCCAGACCTATCTGTCTCCTCATAACCTTGGCTATGCTTTCAAGACCAGTGATAATTTTCGCTTGGTCATCTATCGGAACTATATCTGTAGGAAGAGAAGCTACAAACGCCTGTGCGGCAGGTAAACCATCTTTTACAAGAATTGCTTTTGCCATTTCTTCAGCAGCATCTCTTCTTGCTATCCTTATCAGTTTAGGCACGGCCTTTATGCGTGAATCTCCCTGAATTGGCGTAAGCTGCTTGTGCGCAACCATAAACTCAATTTGCTCTATAGCTTCCTCGGCATTGCCAGCAGCAATCTGTTTGTTGACCTCCTCAAGACCTGCATTAACCTGATACCTGTCATAGTTAGCAGTCAGTTTATTATATATCTGAGTGGAAGCTCTTGCCTTACTTTCATACTGGCTTATCTTCAAAGCCTGCAGAGCCTTATGGTTGTCAACTGTCTTGAGCTGGTTCTGGAACTCCTTATCATATAAAGCCATATTAGCCTGTTGTAAGTCATCACGGTGTTTTTTGCTCGTAACTACCTGCTCCTCCAAAGACCTGTCAAGTTCGTTTGCGTATTCAGCCATACTACTACTGACACGATTATGTTGAAGACGAGCATCTATAGCTTGGCGGTCTTGCTGAACACGAAACATCAGGTTTGACACGTCTTTCATACCTCCACCGAGTTGGCTGACACCTCTCCAGACTTCAACCTCACCTGTTCTGGTAAGAGCGCCTATATCGGTGGCTCTTGCAGCTCCGGCAAATCTCGGCGGTCCTACTTTAGCTGTATATCTTGGTAATTTCATTTGCCCCACACACCCATTTCATAACCCATATATCCTGTTTGAGCTGCTCCGGTCAGCAGAGAAGTTCCAGCACCTAATATGCCAGCTCGTTCAGCGCTTTCAGCTCTGGTCTTTGCCATAGAAGCCTTAGAGATGTCAAGAATGGACTGAGACTTCCATCTGGCAACTCTTCTTGCTCCGGTCATTCTAATCATAGCGTTTTCAAGAGCCAATTCAGCAGCTGTATCTTCAGCAACCAGAAGAGGTGAGCCTTCCATAGTAACACCGGCTTTTCCGACTGCAGCTCTAAGACGTGCTTGTATCTGTTTGCCTTTTCTTTTTTGCTGCTGGGCTTCAAAGGCAGCGGCTTGGCGTTCTGCTTCAGCCTCTCTCAGAGATACTTTTGCATTATAGGCGTGCCAAGCTGCTTCAGCCTTGGCCTGTGCTGCTGCAGACTTGCCAGCCTGATATTGTGCGTAAGCTTGTACACCAGTACCTACGGCCATAGCTATAAGTGCTATTTCTGCTCCTGTCATTCTTTCACTCTCTTAGAGAATATAGACCACTTTTTGCCTTCGTGAGTCTTGGTTTCAGTCTCGTGGAAGCCCAAGAACTTAACCAGCTTTATGCCTTTCTTGAAGTCACATCTTATTACTGCATTTAGCTGCTTAAAAGGATAAATTTCTTCTATAATTGCCAAGCCTTCCTTTATCCATCTCAAGGTATCCATCTTATGCTGAAGACAATTTGTACTCAGTCGCAGCCAAAGCTCGCCCTGAAGGTCATTTAGAGGGTGGACACCGCCACAGCCTACTATCTCACCATTTCTGATGCCAGTGACAGAAAGGCCGGAGTCCTCTACTGCCTGTGCCAATTCGGAGTCGAACTCTCTATCTTGAGCCATTGGCTCTATAGGCACAAAGGCATCTAAATCACTCTTTTCAAACGGTCTAATGTAGACAGCCATCTTCAATACACCATAAACTCTATCATTAAAGCTATTAAAGTTAAAGGCTCAGGTGACTGCTGATAGATAAAGACGTAGCCCGGCCTGTCATAACCCGCTGGAAAAGTCATCCTTCCACTATCAGTTGCCATACCGGAAACACTTAAAGTTTTCTTGTCAGTTGTGTCTTTACCTATATCGAAGTCACCACTGTCATAATATTGAGCTATGACTTCGTTTATTCTTTTGATACGGCCCTGAATCGTCATACCAGCTGCCACCCAGCTTAACGGCATCGTCTTCATCTGGACAGTGTAAGGCAAACCGGCTTGTACGGTAGTAAGTCCTGACGCTACCGTAATATCTCCGCCTGATACCGTAAAGTCACCTGCAGTAGCTTCTGTCTGCACTACTCCATCACCGAGAACGATTACATCTTCACCTTCCAAGTGGTCAAGACCTGAAACAGTGGTAGAGCCTCCAGTGTCAGTAATGCCGGAGTCAACATAGAAGGCATCAGTTACATCTGTGCCGAAGTCTCTGTCTGAAAAGTATTCAATATATCTTTGGTCAGCACCGCCAATAGTTCTCTTGACCGATACCCAGACTTCATCTTCCGGGTCTCCAGTGATAACCGCGACAGATTCAAAGTCATCATCTGTGATAAGCCGTGACCAAGAAGTAATCTGTTCTTTGCGCTCGTAGACAAATATTGCTATATCACCATTGTCTTTAATACACCAGAGAATTGAGTTTGGTGTTTTCTGAAAGGCAGTATCTGTAATGCCGTCTCCGGTGACTTCGGGAACGAGAATTGTCATATCAGGAGCAACATAAGAATCAAGCTCCCAGTTATAAGCCAGCTCTCTCATCTTCTTAGCGCCTCGCTGGAAGAACAAGACACTCTCACTCGCTAATGTAGCTTGCAGGCCTGCACTGCCATAAGTAGAGTGCTGTTCAGCTTTTACATTCGATGGTGTAAGAGGTTCATCAGCTGAACCGCCTAAAGTCCATTCAGCACCAGAAGTGCCAATTAAGATTTTATCTTTTCCGATTAGCCACTCGATGACATTGACCTGCCTTGAGGAGAGAGTAAAGTTCAAGGCATCATCGTCTTCTGCACCTGCCAACATATTTTCATAGTCAGCAGTTACAGAAGCCCAGATGGTGTCAGGCTGTCCGGCATTTCCTCCAAAAGTCAGGCGGTCTTCAAAGAAGGTAACTGTGCGAGGCCAGCCTCGGTAGTTAGACCAAGAGCCTTCAGACCATTTATGTGTAGCATCTGTTGAGCCAAGTGTAGTTAATACAGTTGCAGTAGCAGAGGTTGTGCTTGCAACCGCCGTAATCTCAACAATACCAATATGGTCTGTAGCATTGCTTCTAAAATATACCTTACATTGTTCTGCTGCATCACCTGATTGAGTGAGGATAGCTCGATAAGAGGCATCGGCTAAAGTTTCAGTACCACTTGTATCAACATTTCTGTCGTCTGTGCTGGCAAAAGCAAAAACCTTTTCCCAACCAGAGGCATTGTGAGCAGCTCCGACAGTATAATTCCTTTGCAATTCAAGTACGCCTGTCCATGTTCCTAATGTTGTAAGATACCATGTATCTCCTTTGTAGAGCGTTGCACAGTCAAGCCAGCTTACATTCTCAGTCGGGTCATTTGTGTAGTTGTCATCCAATTCGGTGGTATGCTCCAAATTGGTAAGAGGATGTACTAATCTAAATAAAGCACCCGTTTGACTTTTAGAAGTTGTTGCAGAACCGCTCGGTAAATGGCCTGCTGTAGTGCCGGATACAAAAGGCGCGCATCCGGTAGCAGTAAGAGTTACTGAGCCTGTTGTTGCTGATGCGGCTATTTTGGCATTAGTATCCGTATTCTGGTCTCTGAACGGGCCTGTCTCTGTAGCGTAAGCTTCTAAAGACCATATGGCATTAGCCAACCGGGACAGCTTTCTCGTTTCGTAATCAGGATGCACTACATATAAAACATCAGCAGATTGTTCAAACTTTAATTCAAACAGGTCAGCAGTAAGATATGGTGTTGCAATTTCATAAACAGTTGTAGAGGCAGCGCCTGTCAGAGAAGCAACCTCAACTGCCGTAAGCTCTTTGTTAAAAACAGCTACATTATCTATTTTGTCCTGCCATTTGTAACTTCCACCCTCATCAGCACCTATATAAGAAGGACTACCCTTGTCCTCCATCGCAACATAACTGGCATCGTTAGTTTTTGTGGTCTCTTCTTCCACCCAGTCTACATAAATCTTCATTCCATCTGCAGCAGAAGCGCCACCCAAACCGTTATATGTTGTCACCACGAAATGCCATCCTGCCGAGAAGGAGTTGTTAGTTGTTGTTTTAGCTTCTTTGTTCGCGCTCTCGTCATATACCCTAAACTCAATCGTCTCCGTACTTGTCAAGGCCAAGGCCCACTCTTTTTCATCACCTCCCCACTTGTTGATAATGCCCTGCTTGCTCGCTGTTGCTGTGACGTAGACCCAAGCCATCAAACTAAAGGGACTGTCGTTTGAGCCATCACCGAAAGTGAAGTCCGCGTGGTCGGCTATTGAAACAATCGCAGTGCCGCCCAAATCGAAGGCTGAGTTGGCTGTGCCTTCGGCATTGGTAGTTGTAAATGTATTTGTATTGGCGTTTGCTACGCCGTTATGTGTTGCACCATCATCGTCAACAACCGCTGTGGTCGCTGCATTATCGTCACACTTCCAATGAGCAACAATACTACCAATACCTGATAAATCCTCTGTACCGTAGGTCTCATATATTACAGCATTATTGGTGTAAAAACGAGCATACTGATTACCAAGCTCAATGATATATGATTGCTCAGTAGAGTACTCGAAAGGAAGCAGGCGTATTTTGGTGTTGTTCTTGGACTCTGCAACGTAGACAGTCCCCGGCCTCTTCTGCGCTCCGCCTTGAGGCAGAGGTATCATATTCTCCATTACAGAACAACCGGAATGATATTTGGAGAGGTCTTCACGAGCCAACAGAAGTTCGCTTAACTCCCCTGCACTAAAGGAGTTAAGTATCCTGTAGGGTTTCTCCTGCTGTGCCAATGCTAATGAACACAACAATAATAGAATAAGTATAATAGCTTTTCTCATTTTAGTCTCTTGCATCAATCCACGTCTCGGTCTTGATTTTCACACCGCCGCTTTCCTGTGCATCATACGACCGAGCCAAAGACATATATCCTATTACTTCCCGACTACCATAAAGTGCAGTTTGAAAATTCAACATTGCCTTAGTGTCCTGTTTGATTGGTGAGGCCAATTTAGAAGCCAGATTGAGTACCACACACCACCGTAGATATTTTGGATATGTAGACACATCAGTAACTTGATAGATATATTCTACTTCAAGAGTTTCGTAGTCGTCTCCCTGTGAAGTGCAGTACGAAGATAGGTCAGTTGTCTCGGTACTTGAGGTGAAGGCCGTATCAACCAAGTAGGTTAAGTCGCTACCTGAGTCGTCAGAAGAGATGTACTGACCAGCTAAGTAATCTGTAGCAGTCACCCAATCAGGCGGGTCTTCACCTTCATCTGTAATTATCAAATCACCTTCTCTGCGCCACTCAGCAGCAGGGTCATCAGCCACTTTCAAGATGCGAAGACAATCGGATGGAACAGTGAAAGCATTGTCATAACCAAAGAGCGGGTCTGTAGTCTGAATGGCATAGGCACGTTTCCTACCCCAGTTCCAAGGATGGCCCTCAAGTATCTCGTCTCTACAATCATCAAAAAAGGTTGTACAGTAAGTATGGTTCGTAGACGAGCCACTTAATACTATTGCTTCCGCTCCAAGCAAGCCAAGAGCTTGATTGCATAGGGCAATATTAGCCGCATTTTCGGTCATTGACATAATATGCCTTCCTTAAAAGTAAGGGGTAGCCGCAAAATGCGACCACCCCATTAGTCTTACTGTGATGCTACTGTGACGTTAGGCCCCAGTGGTATAAATACCATATACCAAGACACTACACCTGTACCGGTAGATGTAACAGATTGCTCAATCGTACCAATAGGACATATCCAACTTAAACGCTGGCCTGCACCCATATTGGCAGTGAAATCAAGAACACCTTCATCAATAGCGTTAGTGAATCTTACGCTATCACCTACTGCCAATGTATCAATCGTGACAGTAGTGCTGAAATCCCTGTCTTGGTCGGCTGTGGTGGCATCACACCAAATCTTCATGTCACCCGGATTACCAGACATAGCAGTAGTACATATTCCAAAGAAGTCCGTAATCAGGATAGGCCCGCCAGCTACAATAAACAAATCGTCAGCGCTGGCCGCGACCGATGCACCAGTCATTACCTGAGCATAAGTTTTGCCCATTTCCAAGCCAATGTCCAAGTTTCCGGCAATGCCTTCGGTTTCGGTATACTTGTTACCCCAGAGATAGCAGTCAGCAGCAACTATGGAGTCCGATGGTTCAGCTACATTACAGGCAATCTGATTGTTGACAATAAACCCTGTAGTATCAGACTTCAATTCAATACACGGTTCGGTGTTCAGGCCAATCGTAATGTCACCGTTGTAGAGGATATTATCTCTAATTGTAAGCATCTCACCCGCACCTGTGCTATCACCATAAATGCACGCTGTACTGTAATCACCATAAATCTTATTGCCAACGATTTCAGCATACTCAAGTGTGCCATCCTGCAAGATAGCTTCTGTAGCATTACCACCACCCATAAAGAACTCGTTGTTCTTAATAAGAGGGTTGTCGGAGGCTGCGCCGATGTTGATACAAATTAGAAACTCATCTGTTGCCTCGGTATGCACAGTGAACAAGCAGTCCTGAATTATCGCATTTTCCGAACCGGCTGTAATGTCAATACCTTTGGCAACATCGGGAGTATGAGCGAGAAACACCAAGTTGTAGACGGCAACATCATCAGCATCAATCGTAAAGATGTCCGTGCTTGTATCAGAGCTGAGAACCGCACGCTGTTCACCAACACCAAGGCCAATGATTGTAAGACCTGCTTTGTCAACATCGGGGTCGGTCGTGCCTAAGTTCTCTGCGTGGCCCGGAGCGACAAAAATAATGTCTCCAACATCGGCAGTGGCAAGATTTACTGCATCATCAATGGTAGCTACTGCTGTCGCCCAAGTAGTTCCGGCAGAACCGGCAACACCGCTGTCAACATACCATACACTGTTGGCAACCTTGAGACAAGAAAGAGTGTCATCCACAGTGACTATCAATGCATCAAGGTCGGTATGAGCCAAGTCAAGGGATGCCTTGATGTTGTCATCTTGAGCAGAGCCTGTAATAGGGCCAGTAAAGTTACCTATGCGCTCTTGGTACAGACCTGTTACCTTCCTTGCGTGTGAAGGCATGGGTATACAAAGTAGCAGCAACAAGGCTAATAATGGAATAAGTATTTTTTTCATTTCTTTCACCTTTCTAAAAAAGTTTCAAAAGTGGGAGGCTGCCCGTTACAGCCTCCCCGAACTCAACTATGGCAGAATTTTACTCGATAGCTAAATCAACAATGCAGTAGTCACCAGCAGTTGCAGCAGCATGCAGAACAGTGCCAAAGATTATATCATCAGCAATAGCCGCTGGTACGGCAGCTGTTCCTGCGGCGCTGTCTGACTGACAAGCATAATCGCCAACAACGGGCTGGTCTGTGTCATCTTGCACCATCGGACAAGGGCCTCTTGTCTGCGCCCAGAAGAAGTAGTTGGCAGTAACTGTAGCAAGAGCAACACCAGTTGCAACACCTGTCTGGTTTGTTTTGAAGAGGCAAACGTCTTTGTATTTGTTTTTGACAACTGTAACTTCGAGAGACGTAGCTGTTAGTACACGAATACCTCCTGCATCAGCAAGGTACAATCTGACATCATAACCAGATGTAGCATTGGAAGTGCCAACATCGTTGTCCTTAATCATATACAACTGACCTTCACCAGTTCCGTCCTCAGTAAGAAGATAACCATTACGAAGGTCGTGGGCTGCCACTGTAGCAGCGAGAGTTACTACAATGGACTCATCTCCTACTGACCAGATACGGCCATTTGTCTGCGCTTGAAGCTGCCAGTTTGCCGTTCCTGCAACTGCCTGAGTCATATAGCCAAAAGCCAGACCAGTGCCATCTTCTTCACAATAGCGAAACCTGCGGCCATCGTTCAAGTCGAGAATAGCACCAAGCATATACTTCTGAGTAGCGTGTGGATGGAAAATGTCCTCAGCAGCCAGAAGCTGTGATGGCTCGACAATTCTGTTTCTACGATATGTGTGGTCATAATTTGAATAACTCATCTTATTCTCCTAAGAAATTCGTAGCTTTCACTACAATGCCCTTAACCGGCAAACGGATTAACCGCTGGGCATTAACATTTCAAGTTTCATCAGACTTACGCCTGACACTCAATTTTTACAACCTTGTCTTCGTCCATTCTCATTGCACCCATGTTCATGTGAACATAGACTTGCTGAGCGTGGGATTTGTCAGCCCTGTCTGAAATCTTGACGCTCACGGCATCTTGGACACCGAGGATGATAGCATCCTGCGCCCAACACCAGCACTCAAAGACAGCAGTATCACCATCAACGTCATTGTTTGAACCGACAACAACATCATTGCTAACAATCCAGTTCATGCCAAACCAATCCCGAATGATGCGTCCAACAGCGTGAGGCTTCTGCGTGTTGTAATCAATGTTGATATACTCCTCTTGACCGAACATGTTGGTTGCCTGACGAGGTGAAATTGCACACCATCTGGGAATGTCCTCATCTACGTCATTGTGGGCAAAGTATTCAAGAGCAAGCTGGATTTTCTCAACTGTCATACCAGTGTCAGTCGCAGAAGCATTACCTGAAGAGGTGTCGTGAGCGATAGTTCTTCCAGTATCTGCTCCAGTATACTTGACGTTACCATTTTGAGATGCCCAAGTAATTGAGCTACCAGCCCTGCGACCGCTGGTTGTGGCTGCCTCAAAAGCGGCATAGATGATGTCATCCTTTTGACGATTGACCGCTCTGCGGAACGCAGTAACAAAGTCACTGGTGGGGTCGATAATCATTGACAGGTCATCGTCTTGGTCGTAGAGAACTGCGTTGTGATATGGCGTAGTTTCAACCCAACGTCTCTGAGTAGAGGGGTCAATGGTTGGAGTGTCAGGGTTTCGCTCTGCCTTTTCAGTCAGAGTAAACTCATCCATCATATCGAAGGACTTGTCTTCAGCACTAAGAACGGCTTCAACTCTCACAGCTTGAGCAAACTTGGACTCTTTCTGCTGACACACATGATACAAGGTTTCAGAAAATTGGTCGACAAACCACGTTGGTATGCCTCCTGTTAAAGTTATACTCATAATAGTTTCCTTTCCAATAAAGTTAGTAAAGTTCTGTTACTCACTTCGGAAAGGTTAACCTTTCGGAGCTTTCCTTCCTGTTTATCGTCTGGTCTGACGACCCGCCTTTCAGGTTAGCACAGCGACTCTATTAAGAGGTTATGCTGACTTCTTTTTATACAGTTCGCTTAATTCATCAACAACTTCTGCGTGCTGCGGATGAGTTCTATCCATAAATGCTGGATGTGCCTTCAGTTCAGCAATCTTCTTGATTACATCACTCGGTGTAGGAGTAGTTACAGCTGTAAGTCCTTTTATCCTGTCCTCACTCATATCTTCAGCGATGTTGTCAAGCAGAAGTCTTATCCAAGGTGAATTTTTAATGTTGGGCAACTCTTCGTGTAACTGCTCCAAGACATTAAACTCGTTTCCTTTGGCATCTTTAACTACTATATCGCCATATTTCCTCATTACTGCTTCCGCTCTCAGAGTTCGCTCTTCAAGAGCATTGCCAAGCACTTTTTTGAGAACGGCAACACCTTTCTCACGCTCTTGTTCATTTTTTTCCTCTTGTATAACATCAAAATTGGTAATGTCCTTATCCACAAGAGCAAGGTAGTCATTCACAACACCATTAAACTGCGCCTGAGTAAAGTTGTGCTTCTTGGCTATCTGAGAGAAGGCAGCTATCTTTTCATCATCCATTTCGATGTTGTCCGATAGCTCTTTGCTTCGCTCATACTTATACTCTTCAGCCTTCTCAGGCACACCTCTTCTGCGATGGAACTCCGCTTTGACCTCGTCTGACGAAGTCTCAGAAGGCAGTTCGACAAGGGTGTCCGGGTCTTTGTTGAACTTGCGTCTCAGACTCATGTGGGAAGTCACAAAATCATCAAATTTTTTGAATCTTGATAGTGTAGCACGGTCTTCTTCAGAATACTTTTCTGCCCAGTTTTCAACAAAACTGCCATCAGCATTTACAACACCTACATTACCTTGGTCTGAGTTATCCGAGCCATTTTCAGGGTTTCCGGGTTCAGCCATTTTACTTTCCTTTCACTAAATAAACTTTATTTTCCTTTTTTCTTATAGTAACGATACATACCGTAGCAGCGTCCTACAGCTGCTTTTTGACTATATCCTTCGTGTCTTGACTGGCTTATACATCGAGAGACATAACTACTCTGCTTTTCTTCTTTACGGGGTCTTGGCATCTAACACCTCTCTTGCTTTTTCTACATCAGCTTCAAGCACAGTAGTAATAAAATTAAGAATATCCCTTACACCGCAGTTATAAGCATTAACATAAGGGTCAGGGTCAAAGCCTCGAAGCTGTTTCTCCAGTTCAGCAAGGACAAATTCACCATCCAAGCCCCTAAAAACTCTCTGAAAAGTAGCAGACCTCGTAATCCTGCGCGATACTTCTTCTTTCTGTTCTTCATTAAGCGGCTGTTTCACTTAATACCCTTTCAGCTATTGAACCTGCTTCTGGTTTCTGCGACACGTTCTTTACTGCTTTCGATACATCAGGCAGCCGTTCTGCGATAGCAGCAGCTTGAGCTTGCTGCGCTCTTTGCTGTCTTTCTGCATCACGTTTTTCAATATCTTTAAGCCAAGTAGCTGGCGCACCGTTGTTCCTGCTTATATCACGACAAGCAATATCAAGCTCATAGTTATCTAACAAATCCATTCTACCGGCTTCGATTAGTGGAGCTATTTCAGCCATCGTCTTAACAAAACCTTCAGTTTCTAAAGTTTTGAGAGCAAGAGCAAGACGACCAAGATACTCAATCCGGTATTCTTTGCCTGCAAGTTGTTCAGGAATAGGCGGTAACTTACCGGCTCGGCCTAATATGCCAATTATCCTGTGTATCATAGGATTAAAATAACTCGACTGTAGACGACCAACGATAGGTGTTAGAAGTCTCATCTTCTGCTCCACTCTGGCCATCACTTCAGTAGCAGTCATATTTTGTCTATCTATCAAAGCATCAAAGAGGTCAAGAAAGTAGCCAGCACGAATATCAGCTATCGTCTCTGCTATAGCCTCCTGCATACCTTGGAGGTTGCCTTTGAACTCGAACCAAGTTGGGTCTTCACCACCAGCTCTTTTATAAAGAACACCACCCGGCTGGGTTGCCAGAGGCCAGATAGAGCCGTCATCAGGCAGAACTACAGGCGGGTCACACATCTTTTCCCAGCCTTTTATACGAGTTTTTTTCATCGTGCCAAGCATTTTAATATCTGGTAGCTTTTTCATCGTAGGACTACGACCGTAAGTTTCTAAGGCATCCCTATCGAAGAAAGATACTTGGTAAGGCATTTCAGGATAGCCACCCTCGGAAACAATTACTTTATGTACTCTGTCTACATATATGCTGGCGACAGGCATCGTCAGGGGGTCACTCTTGTCCTCAACCTCTTCTCGCGGGAAAACAGCATGTATAAATTTGAATCTTTTCTCTTTATTCTTCGGGCTATTATAAGCATTTAAGATGTCTTCGTGGAGTTTATTTTTGCCAAATTCTTGAACAGCTTGTCGTGCTGTAAATTCACAAGCTCGGTAGACAGTATCCACGTTTCTGTCAGAGTCAAGAGATATATAGATACCCGCTATATGATAACAAACAAAGTTGAGAGGTTGTTTTTTGCCTTTCTCTTCATACTGGCAACCTGTTCCAAAGGCAGCAAGCTGTTTCAGATATTCAAAAAACCCCTGTCTGAAGTTGCTTTGAACGAGATGTTTGTGTGATAGGATAGTGACTTTATCAAGCCAGTTTTTCACATCATCATTTTCAGCAAGCTCCTCATCGTCTATTCTAAGAACGTAAGCTTTACTGTCCGTTGGAAACATATATGAGTAAAGACCGGCAGCAAGTTGGATTATACAGTCCTCTCCTAAAGATTGGAAAGTATCAGTCTTTTTAGTCCCCTCGGCTTCCCTGCGGAGAATTTGATTATCGCCCGGTAAAGCCCAGTCTGCACAATCCTGATATAAAGTATCAAAATTGCTTCTGTCGGCCTCAAATCGCTCTTGTCTCGCAATTATTTCTTCTGCTGTTGGCATCAGCTTATACCTTCAAGTTTTTTAAGTCTGTCTTCATATTCTGCCAGCTTACTCATAATATAGCCCAATTCGTGAGGAGGAACTCCGGGGTCGCCCTTGTCTCCTTTTTGTCCGGGATAGCCCTGAATACTCTGGCCGTCTTTACCATCTTGGCCGGGCTGTCCGGTATCACCTTTGTCTCCTTTCTTACCATCTATACCATCTTTGCCGTCAAAGTAATCTATACCCTTGACAGGAGTATGGCCATCTATACCATCCTGACCATCTATACCATCTCGGCCATTATCTCCTTTGTCTCCCTTCTCACCTTTCTCTCCATTTGTCCCATTTCTACCACCTATACCGTCCTCACCATCTGCACCGTTGACTCCATCTACACCGGGCGCACCATCTTTGCCGTCTTCTCCATCAAAGTAGTCTTTGCCTTTTATCGGTGTATAACCGTCTTTACCATCTTTGCCATCAGAACCTCTTGGGCCGGAGTCACCTTGGGACACAACCTTTATCTGTTTCCCGGCAAGGAACATGCCATCTTTTCTGAAGACGATACCTTTTATAAGCTCTTGGGCAATCTCTTTTGCCAACGCTTTATCAATTTTTTGACCAAAATTACCCATTTTATACTCCATCCTTAATAAATTTTATAGTTTGATACGGTCTATACTCACTACCGCCGATTAAGGTAGTTCCTTCGAGAACAACGACAATATCACCGGCTTGAATAAAACGAGAAGTACCTTTGTAAAGCAGGCTCGCCACAGGCTCTTCAGTTAAAGCTCCAACATTATCTCTTAAAGTCATTACTCCGCTGTTGTCATAGTAAACTTTGCAAGTAAGAGACTTACCTGTCAGATAGATTACTTTTATTTCATTCGCCATTATGGTGCAACTCCTGTAATAACTCCGCCTACGACAGTAACAGTATCTCCTTCGGCATTTACCCAACTGCCAGTAAAACCATTATCTGCCTGAATTGTCCCTGCTGTAAAATCTCCCACAGCGTCCGTATTTCCATCACTATCAACCGAAAACTGTTTAGCGTTTGCACTATCTTCAACGTAAAACTCTTTAGCACCCGCAGCGTCTCCCAAATGCGCTCTTACGTTGCTTGTGGAATAAAAGCTTATGTCAGTTGTGTTCGAGGAGAAGAATATACAATCTCTTGAGCTATAGAGAAGCACTCTTCTGTATTGGTCAACATAGACTCTAAAGAAAGCATCGCCCTCGGCGGCCATTCTATAAACATATAAGCTCTTGCCATCAGTAGTATCACCTATATCTGTATCACCAAATAAGATTACTTCACCCTGCACATCAGGTTCTATCTTTAAGTTGCCAGCGCTGTTATAAACTTCATCAGCATCAAGGGTAGTTACGCCGGTGATAGCCCCGCCGGTTATAGAAGCCGTGTCATCTGTGAGAGTTACGCCTGTGATTGTCCCATCGGATGTTATAGCGCCTGTTACATCAAGAGCTGCTGTGGGGACTTTTCCTATTCCTACTTGTCCGTCCGTGTCCAAGTAAAGCTGGTTGGTGTTGGATTCTGTGTAAAGGATTATCTGTTGAGCATCTCCACTTCCAGCTTTGAGTGACCTAATAACAAAGGCAGAGTCAGCCGATGACCAGCCCATATATATTGTTTCTGTATCCGTCAACTGGCTTGGAGTCCCTTTGCCATATAATTGAAACGTAAGAGGGTCGGTAGCATCACCGTCATAGGTAAAGAGCTTAAAGCTACCGCTCGTTGCGGCTGTTTGGCTTTGCAAACCTAATGATTGTGTTCCAACATCCAAGAATTTCCAGTCCTGACTCGAAGCTCCGGTAAAGGTATGTGTCTCGCTGGAAACGTCTCCTGTTGTTTCAATATCTATTGCTTGAAAATCCGCTTTATCACGATTAAGAGCCAAAAGAAGGTCTGAACCATCACCGGCTGCGTTTTTACCATAAAAACGAAATGCGTCTAAACTTACAGAATAATCAAAATAAGTATAGCTATCAATGGAAGATGGGTAGAAGTTTCCACTGGTACTCATTGTTATCGAGGTCAATCCTGTAAGGTCACCGCCTGTTAATGTGGCTGTGCCGTCTGTAAAGCTATCACTCTCTATCTCGTAAGCTCCGGCGTCCCAATTCGCCGTCAGAGCGTCCGAGCCGTCCTGATGTATCGCATAAGGGTCGTAGAGCGGAATTACCACCGCCGAAGCAGCAAGTGGATACAATACAAGCAGCACAAGAGTAATCAAAAACTTTCTAATCATCTCACACCTTTCTTCTTATGGGATTACTCGCCAGTCGACATACTGTGTTGTGGTATCAAGGTCGTTGCAAAGAATAAGAATTTTGCTACAGCCGTGAAGATTAAACACAAAACCACCAATAAAGTTAATACCGCTTGCATCCAGTTCGGTCATAGTTGAATACCAATTTTCATTCGCAGGAGTGATTTTATCACAGAAGTAGATACCAGTAGAGTAAAGTTGTGTCCCCTGAGTGACGGTCAGCTGAGCAAAGTGCTGATAGTGGTCTATACCAGCAGTGGTATACAACTGTATTATGTTGTCGTCATTCGCACTACCATCAGTTCTGAATCGAAGTGCTAATGCTGGAGCGCCCGGTCTTGGCTCAATAATAATCTTCTTTGCATCGGCAAGCGCCTCCACTGTAGCATCAGCCATACCAAGAGTGCCATCATAGTCTGTCGCACCACACTGTGTCGTAATACTACCATCGTAAGCAGTATGGTTGTAAGGCGCTTCGTCAATGATGTCGCCATCCTTATACCAGAGCGTATGCTCAATCCAAGATTGTGTAAATTGTTGTCTCATAATTTATCCTTCCAATATCTAAAGTTTATTATTTCATTCACCAAGCAACGTCTTGCCCTGTTTACTCATCAAGCGACCGGCCAGAATTGTCGAAGCCCGTCCTCTGCGCCGTGTCCCTCCTGCCCTTCTTTTGGCCTCTTCGGTTTCTTCAAGTGTAAGAGGCATAGGGGCTGGAGATGGTTCAGGTGGTGGGGTTGGTATGCGTGGTTTTTTCGAGCCAAATATTCCACTCATTTTGTAGCTCCTAAAGTGTAAGACATATCTTGGGTTAATGGTCTTTTTTTCAAAGTTCTGGATGCAGGAGGGACGCCGACTTTCCTGCACGCCAACAGAAAGTAGTTTAAGGCATTACGATAGTGGTCTTGTTTGTCCCCTCTCGTCCTGTAGCGATAGATTTTAGTTCCTGTTCTCTGGTCGGTCTCCTGCACTCGCACCGAGCGGGTCATCTGGTGAGCGAAGACTTTCATCTCTTCATTGACTCTCGGCAGAATAAGCACTCCTGCATCACGAACCATAGCGTGTGTAGCATCGAAGATTTCGGTTCTGTTGACTTTAACAATATTATCAGGACTGCTTGACCAAGAATCAAAAGTTTTCAAATGCTCGGAATAGTAACATATATACACTGCGTAAGGTTCAGCAGTCTGAAATTCACGGACTCGGTGATATTCAGGTTGAGCGTCTATCACAGCTGACTTGACATTGAACCTGTTGGCCAAGTCGTGCAGCTCACCCCAGTTGGAGACTTGGGCGGCTTTGATTACTTTGTAACGTCCTCTGTCTTTACGATAACCTATAACTGCATAGATAGTAGCGCCAATATCCACGCCCATTGCACAGGGAAGTTCTGAAGCGTGAAGCATACCATCTGAACCGCAGCAGGCATAAACATCGGATTCGGTCAGCTCATCTTCGGCAGATACAAATGGAAGTCCCATTACAGTTCTCTGAAACTCCGCCTCGTCCATATCATAGGTTTCCGGGTCAGCATACTGCTTGAGTATCAGTGATAAGTTACAGTTTGGGTTGAGAAGCTGTGATACCCAGTAGCCGACAGTGTCCCGCTTTGGATGGTCAGGAACCCACTCACCATAAATAGGGTTGATTCTGTCACCGCAGTGAATACATACGAAATAATTACCTTCATCGGACAGCTTAATACAAGATGGGAACTCAGTCTCAAGACAGGTATGTTTCTTACACGATTGACACTTTATCTGCCATCTGCTCTGGTTTGACTTCTTATACAATAGGTCTACGCCCAAGTCCGGTATAGTCGGCGTTCCCATATCTGTTCTGCGCCAAATCTTTGAGTTGCCCAAGCGCTGATTTACCTGTTTCGCCATATCATCATCAAACAAGTCTCTTTCATCGAGAAGTATCCAGTCAGCCGGAGTGGAGCGGACAGATGTGGAATCCTTCTTCTCACCACCTACCATAGAGGTTGCGCTGCCGCCGAAGAAGTAAACATTGGTCGGGCCAATCTTGCGAATGTATACACTGTCCGTTTTGCCCATATATTTGCCGACTGTTTCCGGGTTGTCATCAATGAAAGGCTTGAAGCGGGACTTGCTGAACATCTCTACAGCTTTCTGAGAAGGAAAGTAGAATATAATGCCTTGCGGATATTTGCCGTGAAGCGCTCCGTGAGTGGCTTCAATAACTTTACTAATGGTAATGCCTATTTGAGTTCCTTTTCTGATGACCTCGTTGTGCTTGAACCGTCCATCAGATGTATAAGGACGCATCAGCTCCTGTTGATACTTGCGGCCTTCAAGGTCAAAGGGCTGGCCATCAATACGGATACCATTGACGTGCATCCAGTAGGGAGCGTCAGCCAAGGTCATATCCTCAACTTTTTGCTGTTCATTCTCCATAGTGAGTAGACTTATTTGGATTTTTTCTTTTTGGCCTTCTTGGTCTTTTTCTTTGGAGCTTCTACAGGTTCCGGCATAGGTTCAGGTGCGGCGGCCACTTCAGCTACCGGAACTGCAGCAGCGCTTTCAATAACTCTTTGGGCTTTCTGCAACTCTCTTTTACTTATTCTTCTGACAGTCATTTTGATTTTCCCTTCAGTTTTTTGGCTTCATTGTCATTGTACCACAATCTTGACACTCGGCTTTTGGTAGTTTGTGAGATTTCAGTTTTGCAACAATTATCTCAAGCCCGCATTTTGTACATTTATATTCCTTTGTAGACCATATTGAAATGTAGTCCTGCAATCCATTCCTGATTCTCTTTAAGATTCTTTTGCCAGCTGACCATAATTGCTCATCTGCAATTACAGCATCTATGCCTTTAATCATATTTTCTATATTCATCTCTTTCTTCCTTTAAGAATACTATATTTTGAGTAATGTCTTGCTTTTTGCTTCTTGGTCATTCGCTTAATCTTTCTCTTCGTCCTTTTAACAACTCTTCTCTCACCCATCTTGGGATGCCTGAGGTGAGTCTCTTCGTGGACTATTGTATCCAAGATACCGGCTTTTTTTCGTTTCCTGCCCCACTTCTTTGACCTCTTTTTATTTATACGAATAGTTTTTTTACCATAGTCGATTTCACCGTAGTCGTGCATCTTGTTGTCGACTCGTCTTTTCCACTTCCTCTTTTTCTTCTTCTTGGCCATCTTCAGCTCTCTTCTGGCACTCTTCCAAGTGTAGTATTATCTCCCACAATGATATTTCCTCTTTGCAACGTGGGCAAGTTACTGCATATTCCATTCTCTATTCTCTGCATACCAAAGCATAAACTTCACCATATTGGGATTTGGCTTGAGCGTCTTGGTTATAACAGGTCCGCCTTCAAACCTCTCTGCACGTCTTCGTGGCAGGCCGCAGCCTACAAACAACAAAACTATCAATATTAACAAGTATTTAAGCATTGGTCAGTTCAGGTCTTCCTCAATCAGCGGCTCTCCGGCTTCAATTTTCTTCAAAACCTGAAAATGTGCCGTGTAAAGGTCTCTGATGTTGACAACCTGCGCTCGGTCATTCAGGAAAGCCATAAATTTGGCAAACTGCCCGGCTGCTTTCTTGGCCTTTATCGGGTCGGGGTTAGCCAAAAAGACCTTACAGTGGTTAAAAGCTATCTTCGAGTCGGCCAAAGCGAGAGGCTGACTCAACTGTTTCTTTAGTCGTCTTACATTACCCATCTTATGACCTCCCATAACAGCTTTTTAGCTTTATAATAGCAATGCAAAATCCACCAGACTATCCAAAAGCCACTATTCATTTTTCACCAGAAAATATGTCGAAGAACTCTTTTAATCCACCTATAGGGTGATGTCACCAGATACCATAACCATTCAAACAAGTTTGGGCCTATATATCCTGTCATAATCTATCACCTATGTCTCCTTACTGAAAATTCAGGAAATTTTTAATTTGAGTAGGTACTAAAACAATCACACCCACCCGGCCTGTCCGATGGTGGCCTCGTGCATATAAAAAGAATTCTTTTTCAATCCTATGTCGTATCATTTACTACTTCGTTCTCATTACTATTTGCAGTGACATACTAAATAAGAGCAGCTCCTATGTAGGTGTTGGTCTTTGTTAAGACTTTATCCTACTTTGACTATCTTGGGTTTTGTCTGCGGCTCTGACAGCTCAGCCGTCCGGGCTTTGGCCAGCCGCTCTAACTCCTTCAATTCTTTTTCAATAATGTCACGCCGCGCTTGTTCACGCTCCAAGTTTGGCGCAGTATCGCGGTGAAAGCCAAGCATTTCGTTTTGTTCACGAATAGTTGATACCATGCCGGCAACATTCTTTTGAATTTCCGCAAGTATAAATGCTTTGTTCAGTTTTACTAACTGCATTGAGCGCGATATGTTCGTATTTCTGTCATCGTTAGCCTTTAGGGCCTCAAAATATGCAATTACTTTGACATTTTTTGTAAGCAGCCGTGAAGCCTCCTGTTGGGCGCGTAAAAGATTTTTGGCCTTCGGATACGCATTTTGATATGCTTCACCACGTTCTTGGCCTGATTTGTGCAGCTCCACAAACTTGGCCTGTTTGGCTGTGCATTTGGAGCGCAGTTTTCGCAGTTTATCGTTCATTTTCAGATTTGTTTGTACTGTTTTTAGCTCTTAATAAAGATTGGATGGTCGGTATGTCAGTATCGAGGATTTCGTCCACCATTTCGCGGTCGCTGTTGCGTAAACGCTTGTTGTCTCTAAGGTTAGTGAGTTTTTGAGCTATGCTTTTTACAAAATAGTCAATACTATCCATTTAATAGCTTCCCACACTGTATTGCTATTACCCAAAATTGCAATTTTACACCCTGTTTGCTATATATCTAACTTTACTGAAAGTTTGTTGTATGTCAAGTAAATTCTGAAAATTATTTTAGGAAAATAAAATCTTATGTTTTTTGCAAATTTGCAAATTTTATGTTTGACAAATTAAAGTCACGGTGTTAGTTTGGTCGATAGATGATAAGAGCAAATTATTGAAAGGGTAATACAACGAAAAGAACAAAATGTCTAAAATGCGGGAAGCAGGTTTATTATTCGCCTCACCTTGATAAAGAGCTTGGCAAAGACAATCTATACGAATATAACAAGCACTCTGCCGTTGACCTTCACCTGTTAAGCAAGCTGGTCGGTATACCGTGCAGGGAGTTAGTTGACCACAAATGCAAAATAGATGATAAGAGATAAACAATTGAAAGGGGTAAAGAAAATGAAACAACACAGGGCAAGAATAGCAAAGTGCATCGATGATACTGGCAGAGACCATAGATTTATCGAGGTTGAGCCAGACCGCTGGCTCGAGGTTGCCATTGTTGAGCAAGAAAACTTGTATGATTTACATAGGGCAATACATCACTTGCTTGAACAAGAACAAGAATTGGGTGAGTTCAATTTAGGGCATAACACCCGGGCATTTGCTATTGGCATTATCAGGGATTGGCAAGAGGCAAAAGCCCTACAATAACAGCCCGCAAGCCCTTACAGGCCAGACCCGTGAGGGCTTATTGGCTGTTTAATTGAAAGGGTAAAAGAATGGCAAATGTAACAACAGACAAAAGAGAATATGTCGAAAGATGGTTTGAGCATATTCACGTTCTCTATGCTTTAGGGTCTTGTAAGGACGAAAGCTTATCTACGGAAGTTTTTAAGCACATTAAAGCTTTAGAGGCATTAGTCCACAAAGTAGCCGACACAAAAGACTTAAGCTAAACAGTCCGCAAGTCAGCACAGCCCTGAGCTGGTGCAATAGCTGACGTTTTCCGGCTGTGGGCTTTAGGGTTCTTTAACAAGTAAATAATAGGGTAAAGGCATAGAAGGGAGGTTTATTATGATGGTAACAGAAACCAAAAAACAAACAGACATCAAAAAACTTGTAGGCCGTATTGGTAATGACTATTATATCTGTGACTATTTATTTAAGCACTCTGATGGTTTTAAGGGCGCAACGGCTACTGTATTATGTCCTGTCTCGTCAGACCATTACACAGAACGAACAGACCCCGAAAGCGAAATTGCCGTTGATTACTTTGAGGAAATTTGGAGAGAGTCAGTAAAGGCAGGCAACACAACGCAAAGCCTAAAAGAATTTGTTGAAGAAGTTTTAGCCGTTGATGGTGACGAGGCTGTTTTTGATTTGAGTGGCTATGAGTATTGGGGCTTAATTCGAGAAGCAGAGCCAGAATTAAATGAAAATGATTACCCTGTTTTTGAGTGCATAGGCGGCGGACGCAGCTTTGACCCTAAAATGAAATGGGACAAACTTTATGATAAACAGCTTTGGCAAAAAATAAAAGAAATCGAAAGTTAATTTTAGTGCTTTACCCTATTTCGCCCTCGCTCGGCGTGGCCGTAGCTTCAAGGCAAGGCGGGGGTTTATGAGAAATGTTAAATTTATTGGAAGGGAATAGAAATGGCAAAAAAGATTTATGCTTTAATTCCGAGTGAAAGAAAAAAAGATTGTTTTCCCCATCATTTCCGCTGGACAGGCAAAACGCCCTGCACGGGCGACTATCGCTGTTATATGTGTGGGAAAACAGAAGAAGAACTTGAAAAAGAAGAAACTAAATGGCCCTTTCAATATGCCCTGCGGCTGGCAGCAGCCTTCGGCAAGCTTAAGCAGTTTTTGATGTATAACACAAGCCATAAGCCCAATGGTATGGAGTGGTTATGAAGAATCCTGCCTGCCAGCCAAGCAGGGCTGTTAAGGAGTGAAAAAATGGGAAAATTGTCAGATATTGACCTAACTCCAAAAGGCCAAAAAGAAGCAATTAATGAATTGGCGGGGATTGAGCCTAACACTTACGAATATGGCTTTACGCTTTGGCCGGATGGGAAATGGAATTTTCCTTCTACAATTTTTGAGGTCTTTGACTTATATAAATATCGAGTAGAATGTATATGGACGGAGGAACATTTTAACAAGGTTCGCAGTGATTTATCTCACATCGGATTAGTAATGCACGAAATATCCCGACGACCTCATATTAAAGAGGAGGTTGTCTTGTGAAGGAGTGAAAAAATGAGCGGATATAAGGGGAAATTAAGAGTAGAAAAAGTCCAAAGTTTCTTATAT